ATGAGCATCACATGGTCAGCGCAGGCGCGGCGCGATTTGCAGGCCATTCGGGACTTCATCGCCCATGACTCGGAGCACTATGCGCGATTGCAGATCGAGCGTCTGATCTTCCGCGTGGAACGTGCGTCTGGAATGCCTTCCAGAGGGCATCCCGTCCATGAGTTTATCGAGTCCGGCCTGCGCGAGGTGCATGAAGGTTTTTACCGAATCATTTACGGCGTTTTCGGCGATGAGTTTCAGGTGGTGACCATCGTCCACATGAAACAGCGCGTCACGCGTCGTCGCTTACGCTGAGTGCCCGCTACCTTCGCCACAGTCCCCGCAGGCTTCCAAAGCATCTCAACCGGAATTCCATATTTCTCGGCTGTCTCGATGATCAGCTTGGCATCGCTGGCCCGGCGCTCGATTTCCTCGCCGAAGTCGGCCTCTTGTTCATTGAAGTGATCCGAGAGCGTCTTGAGTCCCATTTGCCTTTGGCTAAGCCAGCTTGTGCCTGCGGCAGAGGGATGAACAGTCTAACACCCGCGCCGCCGCGCCTTGCTGGAATCCGCTGCGAACTCGAATGGAATCATCCCAAGCGCGGAGTCACGCCGGAGGTGTTCCAAGAAGCCGGTGAAGGTGGGCGATGGGCGATTCGACTGGAAGCTGTCGAGTGACTCGTCGGGTTTGAGCGCGATCAACTTGCCGCCGACGATGCGTTGGAGCGAAATGGGATCGCTATTTTCAGTGCCGATTGCCGCGCCCCCGACCACGAAGTTGCCGCTGTCATCGATTTCTCCACGCGCTGTTTTGAGGATGCGGGAGACGTCGGCATTGTCCTTCACGGCGTGCTTTTCGAGGGCGAGCAATTCCATTTCATCGAGCACGTGGTTGATTGAATGTTGGATCGTCGGGTGAGAGCGAACACCACCAGCCCATTCAGGTTCGTGGATGTGCAGGATGGAGGTGGCGGGCAAATCGTTGTGGATACCGTCATCCTCCAGCAACCGATAAAAAACCGGCGCGCCCCACGCATCGAGACCGACTCCGTCGATGGTTTCCTGTGAACCGAACTGGTCGCCGACGCGGTGAGATTCGATCAATTGGATGCGAGGTTCGCCTTGGGAGTCGCGGGTCTTGTGGATGAAATACTCACCGTCGATGTCCATGCCCCGACAGACGAGTGCTTGGCATTCTTCGAAGGAGAATCGGCGAGTCACCTCGCAGCGGGCAGACCACAGGGCGAAGTAGGCTTCGGCGGCGCGGTTCCAGTCTGGACTGGCCGACTGGGCCTGCACGCGGATGCCGTCGCCGGTCGAGTAGATGGCCATGTTGGCGACCAGTTCGCGGACGAAGCCCGAGTTCTTGTGGAGGTAGCGCGACTTGCGGACGAGTTCCGAGCGCACCCCTGGCGTGAGTTCCAACCGTGCGTCCGTGGGCGCAAATCCTGGAACCAATCCACGGCGAGACGACCCGTTGGCAGACTCGAAGGGTGATCCCCATGCCTTGGGGACGAGAACCGGCGGCAGCCATTTGAGGGCGAAGGATTTGAGCGGATTCATTTCGGCAGGTATCCGGGAACTTGCGACACGGCGACGGTGCGAGGTTGGCCGTAGGTGGCTGGGTCGAGAATCCGCAGCGCGTAGGCGCATTCCTCAAGCACCTGATCGATGGGCATGGTGAACTGCTTGGTGGCGGAGCTGCCTGCCTCGTTCCAGGTCATGAGAGTTTTGCCCTCGATGAGGAATTCCTTCGCCCGCGACTGGATGGCGAGCACCTCGGAAATCGTGAAGCCGGTGATGAAGAGTCCGCGTACCATGCACCGAAGCTGGTGTCAACGGACGGTGCGACAACTGTTCTTCAACGACCCCTCCAATACCCGGGGCGGCGGCTGGTGTGCGCAAGCGCCACAATCAGGATTTTATCACCTTCGACCCGGTAAATGATACCGTAAGGGAATCGCCCCAGAAGTTTGCGACGATAAGCTCCGCCCACACTCCCCCAAAATTCCGGAAACGCAGCGATCTCTTCCCGCGCCCGCTTGAATTCGTCATAGAAGTTCACAGCGAGATCCCCGGCCCGCGCTTTGTAAAAGGATACCGCGTCGAGGATTTCCAACTCCGCCTCCAGAAGGTGGTGGACGGTCATGATTGAAGGATCGCTTGAACCTTGGCATCCAGTTCCTCACTGCTTGAAGATGGGTTCGAGCCGGCCTTCCACCTGGCCACCCGCTGGTCATACTCGGTGATGGCCTCCGCGGGAAGTTCTTCACTCTCCAAGCTCTCAATGAGTTTGGATGCCACATACGAGCGGTCCACCATCGATAAGGAGAGCGCGTTTTCAATCACATCGGCAACGTTGGGCATGCCTTAAAAGTAGCGAATCATTGCCAGTTTGCGAGCGTTGATTTGTGCCTTCCGCAAACTGGCGATACTCCGGGGGGGGCGGCCGTGAGATGGTCAGGATGGTGCCTCCTTCACGCTCCCGACCAAGTGACATTGCGCCCCCGCGTGTCGATGTGGACGAAACCGGACGTCGGGTAGATGCCGAGACCGCCGGTGAACTTGCCGGCCTTGGCCCATTCCAACAACCGGTCATAGACGCGCTGTGGGCTGATGCCGTCGAATGCGATGTCGAGGGCGGTAAACTCAAGATGCTGACTGGATGAGGCTCCACCGACCGCCTTGTTGTAATCGGGCGATCGGTAGGAACTCAGAATACGGCAGGGCTTGCCAAATGAATCACGAAGCTCGTCCACGATGCGAAGTGCGGGCACGCTGTTCTTCCAGATGCGCTTGGGAGGTGTGTTGTTGGTCACGCCTCTCCGCTGCGCCACGAAATAAGATTCGAACTCGCTTGCACTGAAATGACGAAATTTCTGGGATCCGAACCAATCGGCGAAGGCGCTCATGACTTACTTGGAGGTGCGGGGTTCGACGACGATTTCAAAGCGACCGTCCGGATGGAGGGTGAGCCGTCCGTCCTTGCCGATGAATTCACCAGCGCCCCCAGGCAGCGTGCTGCATGAGGCGAGAAACGGGACGGTTAGAACGCCCATCGCCAAACAGAAGAGGCCAATCTTGAAGGATTGGTTCGGCTTGCCGTCGTCAAACAGGTCGCCGAGCACGACCACCAGCTCTTTCACTGCGAGCGCGGCAGGACCGGCGGCAAGCAAGTACTTTGCCATCGTCGGATCGAAGAGCTGGGCGATACCCGCCAGATCCAGTGCGGCGAGCGTGTACATTCCAGAACCAAGAAACGTGAGGAAGCGGAGGATAGTGACGGTCTTCATGCTCCCTCGTCCGGAGTGTCAACTGGGGCGGCGGCAATGGATTCCCGACCAACGATCTTGAGCATTGTGGCTGCGGCTGCCTGCATACCCTCACAATCAAAAAAATGATTCGGTCGCGAGCCGATCTGCTTCCACATCCAGTGGCCCTTCTCTTTGATCCGCTGCTCGCTTTCAAGCTGCGCAAGATAGTCGTCGTCGATGTCGTCGGGGACCTCCCAGGTCGGTCCTTGAGCGGGATCCTGATTGCGGCGCAGGCGGGCGAGCGTGTCTTTGATGTTGAGGTTGCTCCAGTAATGGACGCGGCAGGACTGGCGATGCGAAAGCACCACCTTGCGCCGGGGCGAGTAGAACCGTTGGACGGTTTTTCCATCGCGCCCCTTGTGAGCATAGACTGGGCGGCGGTCGCCAATGAGCGCGACCCATCCTCGCTTGGCGCACTCACGATAGACGTCGTAGGTCGCATAGCCGGCATCGAGAAACACGAGGCTTGGGTGAACATCAAAGCGCTCCTGTAGCACGTCGATGTCGGTGAAAGTTAGAATACGCTCGTTCCACATCAGGCGGCTCGATCCCTCCGCCGACCATGAGCGCACCACGGCGAACAGGTGGTCCATCTGGCAGTCCACTGTGATGAAGCGCAGCGGGATCAGGCCGTTGCGCTCGGGCAGCGGGGCGACAATCACACGTCCGCTCTTCGGCTCAATCGCGCCTTCCTCTTCCCACGTCTCGCCGCGCTTGTAGCCGGATTTCACGATCTCCAACTTGTAGTCTTCCACATACTCACGCCACGGTAGGCCGAGCCGCTTCTGGTAGAATTGTTGGAGCAATGAAACGTCGCCCTTGCGCGCCGACGCCTTGGCCCGCAGATAGAGTTCGGCGAGCTGCCCCCAGCTCATCGCGCAGAGCGCATTCCAGTGGAAGCCGACGTTTTCCTTCGAGGCTTTCGGATTTTTGGCGACGAACGCCCCGGTCGCATTGAGTTCACGCCGTGTCCGCTCGCCGTCGTTGAAGTAGTGGTTGCACGACTCACAGCGCATTGCGGTGGTGCGCCGGACTTCGTCGAAATCCCATTCACCGAATTCATCCCTGGCCGACTTGCTCCACTCGACGCATTCCCATTTGAACGGCTGCCGGTGATGGCATTCGGGACAGGCAAACGTCCACTCGCGCTGGTCAGTGGATTCGAACTTCCGGTGGGTGTCATCGTCCTCCTCCCCGCCCTGACTCATGAAGATGCACTTGCCTAGCCAACCGAAGGCAGTGACACGTGCCTCGGCTTCCGCCATGTGACCGACCGGCCAGCGCCAAGTCTCGTCCCCGATTAACCAGCGGATCGAACGTCGCTGGAGGTTGGTCTTATTGTGCGCCCCGAGAATCCAGAGCGTCATTCCATTGTTGAACTGGATCGTGTTGTTCTTGCGCTTGTGGCGGTGGATGCCGGTCGGCATCAGTCGTCTCACAGGCTCGCATTGGTCGAAAAGTTTTTGCAGGCGCGACTCGGAATAATCGCGGGCGTCCTCATCGGTTTGGTCGAGCCAGAGGGCAGGCCCTGGAAGGTTGGCGATGATGTAACAAATCGTTAGCTCGGGCGCGGTGGTCTTGGATGACTGGACCGACGCGATGATCGAAACGAGCCGGATGCGCGGATCGACAAGCGATTCCATCACCTCTCGAATCCAAGGCGAATTGTCCGAGCGGAAGCGTCCCGGGTTGGGCGAGTAGGGAATCCCCTCGATGTGATCCTCGCACCATTGCCAGGCAGGCCGACGGTCAGGCGGTTGCCATGCTTCGCGCCAGATGTCGTGGAGCACTTTCATGATTCGTGGAGGCAAAGGAGCACCTCATCAATCGCCTGTCGGCATTCCCGCTGGATGCCCGTGGCGTCGAGACCGGATAAAATCGGAGGAAGTTCGTTTTCAAACTTGGCCCGCAGGATGGAAGTCGCTCGGGCGACATGGCCGATCCACTCGCTTTTCACCTGATGGATCGGAAGGTATTCGCCCCTTTTCACGGCGATGCGAAGCTCCCGCTCCTCGACTTCGGCGAGCAACTTGCGCGCCTTGAGAGCTTCCTCGTTTCCGATCGGCACCTTGCCTGCCTTGAGTCCCCGCAGCCGGACGAATTCACGCCAGTCGGCCACTGGCCAGAGACCGTTGGACAGCGGTTTTGGTGCGCCATCCAGTTTCTGCCAGGTGGTGAGCGTGCGGCGGGTCACGCCTAACACAGCAGCAAGCTCGAC